CCCTGCGCAATGCGGCCGGTTACTCGGATGCCACGGGTGTCTCGGTGCAAGACCTGCTGCCGGCGGGCTATGGCGATGTCTCGGAAATCAGTGATTCAGGGACACTCAGCGGCAGTACACTGACCTGGTCCAACCTGAGCGTGGCGTCCGGGGACTCGAAGGCGTTGACCTTCAAGGCCGTGGTCAAGAACACCGGCTCCTACACCAATGTGGCCGAGGTCACGGCGGCTGGCCAACCCGACCAGGACTCGACGCCGAACAATGGCGCGACCCCAGTGCCCGAGGACGATCGGGCGACCCTGACCCCGACCGTCGATCCGCAGATCGATCTGAGCCTCACGAAGACGGTGAGCCCGCTCACCGCCGGCGTCGGCGAAACTCTGACCTTTACCCTGACGGCGGCCAACGCGCCGGGCTTCTCCAAGGCCACCGGGGTCGAGATCACCGATCTGTTGCCGAGCGGCTATCGTGTCTTGTCGGCGACACCCTCGACCGGCAGCTACGATTCAGTCACTGGTGTCTGGGACCTGGGCGATCTCGCGGCTGGAGGCCTAGCGACCCTGAGTATCCAGGCACGGGTCATGACCCGCGGCGAGTACGAGAACGTCGCCGAGGTCACCGCGGCCGATCAGGTCGACAAGGACTCGACACCGGGCAACAGCGCAACCGAGCCCAACGAGGATGACACCGCCCGGTCCAAGCCCGCGGTTATGACGGCCTCGATCGGCGACTTGGTCTGGCTCGACACGAACGGCAACGGGATCCAGGACCCTGACGAGCAGGGTGTTGCTGGAGTGACGGTAGAGCTGTACGACCAGACCGGGAAGCAATTGCTGCGCACCACCCAGACCGATGGCTCGGGCGCCTATCGCTTTGACGGGCTGAGCGACGGTGACTATCAGCTCGTCTTCGTCAATCCGGAGCCGGCTATTTACAGCTTCACCCCACAGGATGAAAGCGGCGGTTTGACCGACCTTGCGGACAGCTTCGACAGCGATGCCGATCCTTTAACAGGGGCGGTGAGTCTCACGCTTGTCGGGACTGACATCACGGTGGATGCCGGGCTTTATCTCACCAATGGTGATCGGCCTTCGCGTATCAGCGACTGGGTGTGGTACGACACCAACGGGGACGGCATCCAGGATGTCGGCGAGCCGGGGGTGGCTGGCGTGATCGTCAAGCTCTACGACGTTACGGGAACGCAACTGATCGCGACCACGGTGACCGACGGCAGCGGGTTCTATGAGTTTGCGGGGTTGCCTGAAGGCAGCTACCGAGTCGACTTCGTGCTGCGCGATGCGAGCTGGGAATTCAGTCAGCAGTATGCCACTGATCCAGACAACGATAGCGATGCCGATGCCAGCGGGCGCACCGACCTGATCCTACTCACCGCGGGCACCAATCTGACCGACATCGATGCCGGTATGCGCATCCCTGGTGTGGCCCCGGCGACGATCGGCGACCGCGTCTGGTACGACACCAACGGTGACGGCATCCAGAATGACCTGGAGCCTGGCATCCCAGGCGCGGGGGTGAAGCTGTACGACACCAACGGCGTCCTCATCGCCAGTGCGCGGACCGACGCCGATGGCCTCTACGCCTTCACCGGCCTGCCGGCGGGTGATTACCTGGTCGAGTTCGAGCTACCGGTGGGCTACGACCGCTTCAGCCCGCCGCGCAATGGTGATGGCACCAACGACAGCGCCCCCGACCCGACCACGGGTGTGGCGACGGTTAAGCTGGTTGCGGGTCAGACCATGGTCGACATCGACGCTGGCATCTTCATCGAGGATGGAGCCGGCGACCCGCTGCCGCCGATCCAGATCGGTGATTATGTCTGGCTCGATGCGAACGGCAACACGGAGCCAGACGAGAGCGAGTGGCTCGACGGTGTCGAGGTGGTGCTCTACGACGCACTCGGTAACGAGCTCGGGCGAGTGACTACGGACGCGTCTGTCTTCGACCCGCAGGATCCGGAGGCCAATTACCTCTTCACCGGTGTCGGTCAGGGCTCATACCGGGTCGCCATCGACACCAGCACACTGCCGGCGGCCGTGATCCAGATTGTCGATCCCGACATGCAGCTCGACCACGAGACCGAGCTGCTCGGCCAGACCGACGACAATCCCGATGTAGATTTCGGCTACGCACGGGTGCCGCCGGAGGCGGAGGATGACGAGAAACTGGACAACCCGATCGGCACCCCGGTGACGATCGAGGTGCTCGGCAACGACAGTGCCGCCGAGGGACGCACGCTTAAACCGGACAGCTTACAGCTCGTCGGCACGGCGGCGGCGGGCGAGTCGCTGGTGGTCGAGGGTGAGGGCACTTGGAGTGTTGTTGCCGACGAGGACAGGGTCGAGATCACCTTCACGCCGCTGCCGGGCTTCACCGGCAACCCGACTCCGATCACCTACATCGTGAGGGATGATGCGGGGGCCGTGTCCAATGACGCGACGGTCAGGGTGACCTATGTCATCGCCGCGAGCATCGTTCGCATCTGTGACCGCAATACGCCTTATGTCGAATATGACATCGAGAGCGATGCGATCGGCCCAATGAGCATCCAATGGTACGACCTGCTCCCGAGCGGCGAGCGCGGCCCGGCCAATGGCGATCCGTTGCTCGATCAACCGCGGGAGGGCCGACTGCTCTGGCCCGGTGCGGAGTTCAACGAATCCGGCGAGGTCGTCACCTGGCCGGGTTGGGAGCTGATCGACGATCAGTGGGTGCGGACGAACCCGCGGGCACAGGAGATCAAGGAGATCGTCTTTTCGATCAACCCGACGATCAGCGTGCTGGTCAAGTATCCGGATCCGTCGGCGAGCTGCCGACCTTACCCGCCGATTACGGTGGCCAATGACGACGAGTCGTTGGGCAACGCTCTTGGCACCGCGGTGACCCTTGATATCTTGGATAACGACGTCCCGCTCGACGAGCGCCCGTTCGCCCCGGCCACCGTGCAAATTCTTGGCACGGATGCGCCAGGCGATTCGCTGCTTGTCGAGAATGAAGGAACCTGGAGTGTCGACGAGACGACCGGCGCCATTACCTTCACGCCGCTGGAGGGCTTCCCCGGCAACCCGACGCCCATCCAGTATCGGGTCGCGGACAGCCAAGAAGAAACCTCGAACCCGGCGACCGTGACGATCACCTATGAGGGGGCGGCTGTCCTGTCCCTCCTCAAGGAGGTGGCCGACGCGCCAAGCCCGATCAATCTTGGCAGTCTGATCACCTACCGCATCACGGCTACCAATACCGGGGCTCAGGTACTGAGCGGGGTCATGATCAGCGATGATCTGCCAGGCCTGAGCGAGCTGACCTGCGTGCCGACGATCCCTGGTGGTCCACGCACAGCGCCCCGAATGGCTGGGGCTGCAAATGCTGGATCGAGGGCGTCTCCGAGCGTGAGCTCAAGCGCTCGGGCAAGTCCGGCCCGGACCAGGCCCCGAGCGCCCCGGACGACCTGACGGGGATCGACGAGGGGTGGGGGTATGCCCCGGGGTCTACGTGGCATCCCGATCTGGATAAGTACCCTCTCGATGTCGCCCGCGATCTGGTTGCGGCCAACCTGCGGGATGGCGTACTCGATCGATGGGTGGAGCGGATTGCGGCCCGCGTGGCTCAGGAGATGGCGACGCCGCAGTACGCAGGGCGCGCGCCGCGCGAGGTCTCCGCCGCGATCCGGCGCAGCTTGGCCAGCGGCGAGAGGTACGCGGTCGGCGTGCTGGATGCTCGCGCACAGGCCCGTCTAGGCGCAGCGTCGCTGGCCGTCTGGTTATCGGATGACACCCTTATCAAGCAAATGCTGCATCACGGCGCCGATGAGCTCCCTGCCACAGGCTATTTGCGATTGCAGCAGGTCATCGACGGTGCTCGGTATGTGGGGGTGGCGGGCGATACCCGGCTGGTGTTTTTCCAGCAGGACGGCGATTGGGCGGTGGCGGTCATCAAGCGCACCCGCGACGGGCGCGAGAATTATCTGGTGTCGATTCGCAAGGGTAGTCAGGTTGAGGTGGACCGCAGCGTCCGCGCCGGGACGCTTACGCCATGGTGATGGGGTGCACCCGGAGAACCCCGCGACCCTGGTCCGGTCGGCTCGCATCTCGACCGTTGCACCCCGTCCAGTCCGGGTTCTGGACACCCTGCCGTGTTGACCGTCAGGGCGGCTATCGCAGCGAGAATTTATCGACCAGGGCTTGAGGTGAGCATAGCACATGACATTCAAACCGCTGAATATGCCGTCGACGGGGATGGGGATGGTGTACTTGACGCCGGAGCAACGCAGGGCGAATGGACTCAAGGCCGCGGCGACCAAGCGAGCGAGAAAGGAGGCGGAGGAAAGGGGGCGCGCCGAAGCAAGGGATCGGATTGTAGGGCTCAAGGATGAGATCGAGGAGCTTGAGCGCCAGCGCGGCGCGCTTCAGATGCAGCAGCTTGCGAGCGTCGAGGCTGCGCGGCTGACCGGGAAGACCTTGCTGACGGAGGGCGCTATCGTCAAGGGCGCAATGGCGTGGGCGAAGGTGTGCGGCATTTATTTCCTCGTCCGAGAGGGCCGCGTCGTCTATGTCGGGCAGTCTATCGACGTTTTCGGTCGGATTTCAACGCACCATCAAAGCAAGACGTTTGATGCCATCGCCTACGTGTCTTGCGAGCGGCATCTTCTCGACAAGATGGAGTCGCTCTACATCCACGTCCTGCAGCCTCCGCTCAACGGCGACATGCGCAACGGCGCAAAGCTAGCCCCTCTTGCGCTGGACGAGCTTCTGTCGGCTTGAGCTAGCGAATGGCCGGCACCCGCATCACCATCGACCTCGACGACGTCGCTCTGCAGGCGACGCTGTCCAAACTCGCCGCGTCCATCGCCGACCCCTCCCCCGCGCTCGCCGAGATCGGCGAGCACCTGCTCAAGACGACTCGCGCGCGCTTCGGCCGAGGCGAGAAAGCCGCCCCGGACGGCACCCCTTGGGCGCGCAACACCGAGACCACGATCGCGCGCAAGGGGCGTGACAATCCGCTCTACAAGAGTGGCATGCTCCAGGGCCAGATGCGCTGGCAGCTCGCCGACGGCGGCCGCGCGGTGGAGGTCGGCTCCAACCGCATCTATGCCGCCGTGCAGCAGTTCGGCCAGCCCAAGGGCGCGAGCGGCACCACCAAGCGCGGCGGGCCGATCCCGTGGGGCGACATCCCGCCGCGGCCCTTCCTGGGCGTCTCCGCCGACGATCGGGAGGCGATCGCGGACATCCTGAGCGACTACCTTTCAAAAGCGGCCCTCTGAGCCGTCGCGACCCCGACCCGCTACCCTTGCCCTACCGGCACCCCGTTAAACGTTTTTAAACCACCTACAGCAAAAATTAAAACGGAAGACGCCTCGCTTTAACGCTCGCCTTCCTTGGCCGGTCGCGCGAGACCCGCAAGCGGGCCGAAAGCGGGTAACTCCCGTTAGCTGAACCGCTCGACCCGCCGGGGCAGGATGCCCGGCATGAGCACCCCCTCCCTGCTGCACATCTTTCGCGCCGGCACCTATCAGGCGATGGCCGGGCAGAGCATAACGCTCACGCCCGCGGATCTCGCCGCGACCGCCGCGGCCTACGACCCCGCGCGCCACGAGGCGCCGCTCGTCGTCGGGCATCCGGTGGGCAACGGCCCCGCCTGGGGCTGGGTGTCCGGTCTCAGCGCCGACGGTGCGGACCTCTCCGCAACCCCGCGCGACGTCGCCGCGGAGTTCGCCGAGGCCGTGCGCGCCCGGCGTTACGCCAAAGTGTCCGCCTCATTCTGGCCCCCGACCCATCCGGCCAACCCGGCGCCCGGCGTCTGGTCCCTGCGCCATGTGGGCTTTCTCGGCGCCGCGGTCCCTGCGGTGCTGGGCCTCGCCCCGGTGAGCCTGGCCGACGACGCCGAGGGCCTGGTGACCATCGAGGCCGACCCGCTCGATTTCTCTTCCCCGGCGGACACCCCCGCCACCGACCCGGAGCCTACGATGCCCGATCCAGCCGCCGCGTCCGCCGCGGATCCGACCGCCGATTTCGCCGCGCGTGAAGCGGCTTTAACCGCCCTGCAAACCGACCTTACAGCCCGCGAGGCGGCGATCGCCGAACGCGAGGCCGCCGCGGCCGCACAGGCCGAGGCGCTGCGCCGCACCGAGATCGCCAGCTTCGTCGGCGCCCTGGTCGCCGAGGGCCGGCTGCTGCCGATCGAGCAGGCCCCGTTGGTCGCGCTGCTCGCGACCGCCCCCGCGGAGCCCGCGGCCGATTTCGCGGCACCCGCGGACACCGGCGAGCCGACCCCGCGCGCCGCCGCCGAGTGGCTGCGGGCCTGGTTGCAGACCTTGCCGGTGCGCGTGTCTTACGGCGAGTTTGCCGCCCCGGACGGACACGACCCCGAGGTCGCGCGCATCGAAGCCGCCGCCCGGACCATGGCGGGTCTGCCGCCGCTCGAATCCAAGTGAGGACCTGACCCATGTCTGAAGACTACGGACAAACCAGCGTCGCCATCCCCGCCGACGACATCCTCGGCGAGGGCTTCCCGCTCCTGCCGCAACAGATCGTGCTGGCGGCCTCCCAGGGCGCGCTGGTGCGCGGCACCGTGCTGGGCCTGATCACCGTCGGCGCCGCGGTCGCGGCCAAGGTCTCCGGCACCGGGGACGGCGACGTGGCCGCCGCGGCCGTGACGCTCGGCAAGTACGCCCAGCCCGGCGTCTACACCCTCGTCTGTACCGCCGAGTCCGCGGGTGCGGGCACCTTCAGCGTCCAGACCCCGCGCGGGGAGATGCTCAAGCCCCTCACCGTCGCCGCCGGCTACGCATCCGACCACATCAATCTCACCGTCCCGGACGGTGCGAACGATTGGGACGTCGGCGACGTGATCACCGTCACCGTCGCCGCCGGCTCCGGCCAGGCGAAGGCGTACAGCGCCGCGGCCGTGGACGGCTCGCAGGTCGCCGCCCTGATCCTCGCCGACAGCGTCACCGTCGGGGACGACGCGCTGGCCGCGGTGGCCTTCCGCACCGGCGTGTTCCGTCGGGCCAAACTCACCGGACTCGATGCGGCCGCCACGGCGCAGCTCGACGCCCGTTCCATCTTCGTGCGCTGAGGAGTCTGATCCATGACCGTATCGACCAACGCCTTCGAGCCGCGCAGCCTGGCGCGGATGATCGAGATCCGCAAGCGCCCGAGCCAATGGTATCGGGACAACTACTACCGCGCCGGGGCAGAGCAGCACGGCGCGCGCCTGGTGCAGCTCGACGTCCTCATCGGCGGGCAGAAGATGGCCCCGATCCAGCGCCCGACCGATGCCTCCAAGATGGTCGCGCGCGAGGCCGGCTCGGAGCGCTTGATCCGCCTGCCTTACATGAAGCCGGGCCGCCCGACCAACGCCGAGGAGATCATCCAACGCCGCGCGATGGGCAGCCATCTCTACAGCGACCGCAACCTGGTCGAGGCCGCGCAACGCCAGATCGGCCGCGACATCGAAGACCTCGACGACATGATCGACCGTCGCATCGAGTTCATGGCCGCTCAAGGCGTCATCACCGGCAAGACCCCGCTCGTCTCGCTCGACGAGACCGGCGCCGTGATGGGGATCGATGCCGAGGTGGATTGGGGCATGCCCGCGGAT